AGTTTTTTCACGAACCTTGATATAAAAGTCTGGAAAGTATCTCCTCACTCTACCATCGGGAGCACGATAAGGAATGATTACCTCTTCGCTCCCCCACTCTATTATTGAGGGGTTGTTATCACAGAACACCATGAACTTTCGTTCCCATAATGATCTATAGATAACACGAGTTGGGTTTCCACGGTACTTATCAGGATTAATAGGTTTATATAATCCAGAGTACGCCATAAATAATAAAGTATCCCACGATATTATTTAGAGTGGCTAGAAACGGCATTAACAGAATTTTAGAAACGATATCCAACCAAGGCGGGATGTCGATGTCGAATGAGTACGCGGTGCTCTTCGATTTTTCTAACACACAATCCGAAACTCCTGGTTCAGGTATTCTAGCGAGATTTGATCAAGTTGGGTTGCCAAATTTTCAAGCAAATCAGGCAGCGGAATGGGGAGCTGCAGCAGCAGTCATTCCAATGTTCTGTAAGGATGCACAGTTGCCCAACGTTTCTGCTAACATGGGACAACTACAGGGAAGATATCTTGGAGAAGGACAAGTAAACTTCCCAATGAATAAGACATATTCTGATATCTCTTTAACTTGGTATTGTGATGCCAATATGGCACCATTAAAGTTTCTAACATCATGGTTTGATTTTATCTTCCCAGAATATACAAACAATACAATTGATTTGGGAGTGCAAACCATCAGTGAGATTGGTGACGAACAATCATTTGGATCTGCATCTCCAAGACCAATCAATCGATCAGTTAAGTTAAGATATCCAGTTGAATATCAATGCACATTGAAGATTGCAAAGACGGAACAAGGTCCTAGTCCGAAGAACAGAAGAACTTCAATGGTTTATGTTCTAGAGAACGCATTCCCATCATCTGTTGATGCTGTGCCACTATCTTATGGAGCATCACAAGTTACAGAGGTTAGTGCAACCTTCTCTTACAGTCGTCACAGTATTGCCTACGGTGATGTAAATTATGGTAATGCATTTAACTTTGACTCAATTGCAAGTCTGTTTTCATAAAAGTCGAAAAAAATTTCCCGCCAATTTTTCGCTAAAAAAGTCGCGCTAAATATTATTACGAACTGGAGTACACATCATGGCTTTGCCAAAACTTGTTACGCCAACTTACGAGTTGGAGTTGCCATCTACTGGAAAGAAAATTAAATATCGTCCTTTCCTGGTAAAAGAAGAGAAGGTTTTACTTCTTGCCATGGAGTCGGAAGATGAACAACAGGTTACAAATGCAGTTCTTGACATGCTCAACAATTGCATTATCACTCGTGGTGTCAAGGTAAAGGAACTGGCAACCTTTGATATCGAATACTTGTTTTTGAGAATTCGTGCAGCATCTATCGGTGAACAAATCGAATTGATTGTTACTTGTCAAGATGATAATGAAACTCAAGTAACAGTTGCTGTTGACATCAATAAAGTTGAAGTCATCAAACCAGAAGGACATACAAATAAAATCATGCTTGATGATAAGACTGGTGTCATCATGAAATATCCAAGCATGGAGCAGTTCGTTAACAACATCTTCATGGGTAAAGATATGAATCCCGATGAAGCAATGAAGGTAGTTGCTGAAGGAATCGATCAGATTTTTGATGACGAAGATGTGTATGATTCTTCTACCACTACACCCAAAGAATTTCTTCAATTTGTTGAGGGTCTAACATCAAAACAATTTGAAGCACTTGAAAAGTTTTATGAGACTTCTCCCAAACTATCTCATACATTTACTGTTAAGAACCCAAATACTGGCATAGAATCAACGTTTACAATTGAGGGTCTGCAGAGTTTTTTCGGGTAGCCCTCTTCCAAAATAGTCTTGAGTCATACTATAAGACTAATTTTGCTTTGATGCAGTATCATAAGTATAGTCTTACTGAACTTGAAGAGATGATTCCTTGGGAGAGGAGCGTGTACACAACACTATTGTCACATTATCTTGAAGAGAAAGCGAAAGAACAACGCAATAAATAGTAAGCTAGTACAACTATTTCCCTAATGTCGTTCGGGTCTGCTGGATATACTGATACTTTTAGTGGGGATTTTGGTAGTTTCCTTGCTAGTAAGTTGAAGAAGGGGTATGATGAGTTAAGGGGAAAGAAAAAACCTCGTAAGATCAAAGCAAAAAAACTTCTTGGTAGGAAGAAAAAAGAAACTGCTGATGTTGATAAGGCAGAGAAGTTAAAAGAGACTGTTAAACCAGCAGAAACTACTGCTGGTTTAGATCAGAAGCTGCAACCACCAGCAGAAGAACCCAAAAAAGATGTAGAAAGAGAAGCAGTAGAAACTGTACAAGGCAAAGGGATTTTTGATGGTCTTGTAAAGAGTCTCCAGGGTCTTCGTGCTGCAAATGCATCTATTAGAGAACGTCTAGCAGAACTTTTAAAAGCAAAGGATAAGCAGAGCTCTGCTTTAGCAGTTGTTGCACAGAAGAATTATGATGATGAGGTAATAGACGTAGAGTATGTTGTAGTAGAACAAAAGCGCCTTAAGGAAGCACAAGAAGATGAGACAATAGATGTAACTGGTTCTTCTGCGATAGTAAAAAAAGAAGAAGAGAAAAAGAGAGGTCCATTAGCAGGATTTTTGGGTAAAATAACCAGTGTTTTAGGTGGAGTTGGTAAAGCGATTGGTGGGGTATTACGAAACCCTCTTGCTATTGCTTCTTTAATTGGTGGCGGACTATTACTTGGTGATATCTTTGGTAACTCTGCAAAAGCAGCGGATGGATCCGTAACTATTGGTGGTGATGAGGTTGGCGCACTGGAAAATTTCTTTGGCGTTCTTGATGGCGAAGATTTTGAAATGCCAGGAGAACAGACTTCTGGGTCTGCTGGATATGAAGAAAGTTTAGACCCTTCAGATCCATCTTTGAATCCGTTTGATCCTCAAGCACCACCTGAACAACAAATTGCTAGTGCTGAACCCACTGCTACTGCTGCTGCACCACCATCTGGTGCAGCAAATAAAGATCTTGCTGCTTTAGCCGCTATTTCTGCATTAGAATCTGGTAGCAAACAGGGACAAGCAGATGTAGCACAATCTATTTACAATAGATTGGGTGATAAAAGATATGGTAAATCTATTTTTGACGTTGTTACTAGAGATAAACAATATCAACCAGCATTCACAGATCCTACTGCTAGCAGTGGAGCTGGGACCAAAACTTCTACTGAATGGAAGAACATTCAAGATGAAGCATCAGCAGTCACTGCTATGCAATCTTATTATAGAAAGAGAGGTATTAATAAGTCTAGAGAAGAAGTTACACAACAATATAGATCTGCTCTTGGTGCTATTCAAGATCCAACACTGCAAGCAAGTGCAAGACGACATGTTGGTGGTAGAACTGAATTTTTAAGTTCTGGTTCTAGAGTCAAAGGTTCCGATGTCGTCTGGAGAGGTGGGGGATCTGATAATAAATTCTTTGCTGAATATGGATCTGGAAATCAACTAGCAAGAGGTGCTGTTGCTCCCCCAGGGAATCTTTTTAAGACTACTGATGGATACCAACCTCCTGGACGAACTCCCTCTAGTTTGGAAGTTTTAGCAGATAGAGTAGATCAAGCAGCACCAAATATCATCTTTATTCCGAACACAGACATGGGCATACCTATTCCCTCTGCTGGTGCAGCAGTGAGAGGTGCTCAACAGATTTTGGAAGACCCATTGGAGAGTCTAAAGCAGTTGAGATTGTGGGGCGGAGACTAAATAATCTTGGAGAATAGTGCTTCTTAATGTCATTCGGATCCGCAGGATATACAGAAACGTTTACAGATGGAGATCTACCTCTTCCTCTTTCTGGTAGAATTCGTCGTGCCTTAAGAAAGAAAAGGAAAGAAAGGGAAAAGAGAGAATTAAAAAAACCATACAATAAAACTTCTGCGGGAAAGAAAGAGTTAGCGGAAGAGATTGCAGATGAAAAGAAAGAAGACGAAAAAATAGTACAAGAAGTAGCGAAAGAAGAAAAGCAGGAGAAGGCAGAGCAGAAAAGATCTGTCACGGCTGCACAAAAATTGCTGCCTGCAGCTCGCGCAGCGTCTGCTTCTACAAATAGTGATGTTGTACCAGTAGTAGTCAGAGACGTATCGGGAAAGCCAACTACTGCACTACTTCCATCTGCTAAAAATTCTTCTGTGAAGAAAGGTGGAGGAATTGCTGCTCTACCACCAGCAACAAGGTTGTTACCACCAGCAGCAGACACTGGTGTTCAGCAGACCACCGCGATTGTTAAAAGAAATAATGATGCCATCCTAAAATCAATTAAGGGTGAGGTAAATGATGTAAGATCTGCTGTCATTGATGTTTCATTTGAGACTATTGAAACTAGAAATATGATGGGTGCTCTTGTTAAACAAGAGAATGATCAAACAAATACATTTAAGAAACAAGCACAGATATTAGATGATTCTATTAGGTTTAAGAAGAGAAAACTATTACAACAACTAATATTTTTAAAGCAGCAGCAAGGGAAAAAGAAAAAGGATCTAACTGGTTCTGCTGCTATAGGAGGTGCTGCAGCAGTTGCTGGCACAGGTAATGGCAGTGGACTAGGATTAAATCCTCTAGCATTACTTCCATTTTTAAGAAATTGGAGACCAAGGGGACCAAGGAATCCCAGAAATCGTAATCCCAGAAACCGTAGACTGAATAGAGATCCAAGAGGAAGAAATCCTCGTCCTGGTAGTCCTCTATCAAGAAGATCTAGGTTCGGAAATAGACCTGGATTACAACAAAGATATAATAGATTTAGAGCCTTTCAAAGAAATAGAAGACTTGCACCATTATTAAGACTTCTGCAGGGTGCGCGTGGAGGAGCTCGTGGTCTTGCTAATCTCACTATGCTTGGTGGTGCCTATGGTCTAGATCTTATTATGAATATGGCAGAGCGTAGGTCTATGCTCCCAGGGAGAGGTGTTCAACCTAGACAGTCACTTTTTTCTCAAGTTAGAGCAAGTCAAGAAGCTGCAGCAGAAGCACGTAGAGCAACTAGATCATTACCATCTAGTCCTAGACCTAGTGGTTCTTCTGCTTTATCTGAAGTTAGGGATCCTGTTGCGGAGATGAGGAAAAAACTCGCTCAAGAAGTTAGAGATAAAGGATTGAAATCTAAATCAACTTTTGTCACCAATGCAAGAGGACAAAGAGAATTAGTAGAGGTAACACAAGATCAAGTAAAAGAAATTTTAAAGAAACCAAAGGCTCCTTTCTTTCAAAGATTGCTAGCACTAGCAGATAGTAAAATTTCAAATATTCCTGGAATTGGTGGACTATTTAAAAAATTAAAGACCGCAATTGTAAAACTTAAATCTGGTTTGGGAAAATTATCTTTACCCAAAGCAGTTAAGTTTCTACAATCTGGTCTCACAAAGATCGGTAATATGATTCCGAAAAAATTCGGATTTGTTGACCTTGGATTTTTGAAAAAAGGATTTAATGTGATTACAGCACCAGTGCGTGCTGGATTAAAACTGTTGGGAACCATTGGCGGTGGTGCAAAGGCATTGATGAAACCTTTTGGACCCCTTTTGAAAGCAGGTGGAAGACTTCTTGGACCACTACTCGAAGTTGGATTCTTTATCAATGACGCAAAAAATAGAATGGATGCGGGTAAGTCTCCAGCTGCAGCAATGATTCCTTTGATACCTAGAATCGCGTTGTCAGCTGGTGGTGCTGCCGCTCTTGGTGCTATTGGAGGTCCATTTGCACCACTAACAGCAATGGCTGGTGGATTTTTGGGTGGACTTCTGGGAGATAAGGTTGTCGATTGGATTGATGGAGCATGGCAACCAGACTGGGATAGTAAATATTTTGGATCATTCAACAATGATGTATATGCACTACTCTCTGATAAACTAGGATATAATCCACCAAAATCGGAAGAGGAAGCAAATAATCGTGCCATTGAAGAGGAAGCAGCAAAGCTAGGCGTAAGTCCAATGGAGTATGAAGGATACACGGGTGGATCTGTTCCTTCTACTGGAGATAGAGAAGCACCTGGACTACCAGAAACTCAAGGTAGTGCTGGTGGTCGTCTTCTTAATGCAGTCAAAGGCATGTTTGCCAATCCTACACCAATGACTGACTTGAGTAAGAATAAGCTTGGATATCCAGCAGATACTGGACTAGATATTCAGGGACAGATTGGTGATCCGATTGTGTCTCCAGTTGATGGCACTTTAGAATATGCAGAGCAAGGTCATACATCATGGAACGAAGATTCAAATCCTAATAAACCAGGATACCAACCACAGCATAGTTTTAGAATTAAACTAGATGAACCATTTGAATATGGAGGAAAGACAGTAAGATTTGTTTATGGTACTCACTTAAGTGAACTCGATCCTGGAGTTGCTAATAAGAGTGGAATCAGAATTAGAAAAGGTCAGATGCTTGGTAAAATGGGTCAAGCAAATAAAGTTCCTCACCTACATCTTGGTTTGGTTGGCAATAGAGAACAAACTGAATTCTTAAACTTCAAAGAAGTGAAGGGAGCATTGACTGGAGGATTGGACAACAAATCTTTCCAACCACCAACATCTAATCAGCAACCATCTGCACAAATTTCATCTTCTGGATCTGGATCTGGCAACAATCAAACTATTGCAGTTCAGTTGCCACCAAATATATACCCAATGGGAGACGCAAATGGACAGGGTGATCCTGTTTCAGGACTCCAGAGAGTAAATAATGAGTTACTATACATGCAAAACGTCGAAGCAAAAGTTCTTGTAGGTTGATATGGCATCCACATCTAGCACATTTAAATTTAAAGAGATCACTTTCAAGGATGTTAAAGGTAAGGACCAAGAATTTCCTGCTATTCTTGGATTCACATACGAGGAGGATTTGTTTTCTCCCTTTACTTATGGATCTCTAATTGTCAATGACTCAAAGAAAAACCTGATTGGCACTCTTCCAATTCAGGGTGGAGAAACTATAGAATTGAAAATAGAGGGACCAGATGAGGAAACTTATGACTTTAAGTTTGTAATCTATTCTATCAAGAATAGAACCGCTATAGATAGGACACAAACTTATGAACTCAAATTAATTACCGAAGGGGCAATGAAGAATGAGAGTTCTAGACCTTGTGGAACTTATAGTGGAAAGCATAGTAGAATAGTGACTAGATTATTGAGAGATAGTCTTGAAGTAGATATGTCGCGAGTTTTTATTGAAACCTCTCAATATGAAACAAAATTTCAATCTGATGGCAGCACAAATACGTTCAAACTAATCAATAAATTATCTTTGCAAGCAGTTTCCGAAGACTTTGTGCCAAAGAAGGGTTCGAAGTCTAGTTCTGGAGAAATTAAACCGTTAGAAGGAACTGCTGGGTTCTTATTTTATGAGAACAGAGAGGGATATCACTTTAAATCTGTCGATGCGTTATGTGATGGAGAAAAACAGAAACCAATAAAGAAATTTGAATATGCACCATCAAATACAGATTATCAAGAGGAAAATAGCAATAGAATCTACGAGTATTCGTTTGACTCTGAAGTAAACTTGATTGAGAATTTAAGAAAGGGATCTTACTCTTCTGTCCTTGCCTTCTATAATTTTTCCACTGGAAAGTACGAAGAGTATCAGTATTCTATGGAGAATACTTTCTCTACAATGACAAAGTTGGGCAGTCAGAAAAACCTTGGAGAAACTCAAAAAAAGTTCTCTGAAAATCCTACAAAAATGTTTTCAATTGTTACCGATCACGAGACGTGGTGGGATGGTGAAGGACCAGGGTCTCATGAACCAGAAGATGGTGGCAATGGAGAGAATACTTTTAGTGACTATTCAAAGCAATTTGTCGCACAGTCTCTTGGAAGGATCGGAATTCTTGGAACACAGAAGTTAAGAATTTCTGTAACAGGAAGTCCTGTTATTATGGTTGGTCAAACTGTTGAAGTTTTCCTACCCAATGTTGTTCCTACTGACGAAAGAAAATCTACCACTTGGGATGATGAAAACAGTGGCATATATTTAGTTTCACATATCATCAATGACTATGATAACAGTAGTGGTTCTATGAAGACACAATTGAGTCTGATTCGTGATTCTTCTGGTAGACTTGATAGAGATAGTAATGTCAAATAATTTTTTGGCATTATAATTCTACAATAAATAATGTATACGGAGGTAACTAAACATGGATAGTATCGAACAACATATTGAAGCAGATAAAGAGGAACTTGCTGATCCTCAACTCTCACCTCAACGTCGTCGTCATATTGAAGGCGAATTAGCAGATTTGGAAGCATACGCAGAGCGTCATCCAGAAGATCATCACGATCCAACTTCACTTGAGTTGTATTGTGATGCTAATCCATCTGCACTTGAGTGTAAAGTCTACGATGATTGAATAATATGAACGGAGCAGCGGGAGAGAGCATCCTCAATGGTCCCTACGATTTGTCTAATGCTCCATGGCAAGGACAGATTGAAGCAAAGGATACAGATGCACCATATAATTTACAAGAGAAGTCTTCCAATCGTTACAAGGTAAGGATTGTAGGAAGACACAGACTGTTTGGTGGATGTAAAGTTCCCACTGCTGATCTACCATGGGCACACACATCACTACCAGTTACAACTCCATACTCTGATGGGGGAGTCACTGGTGCTGTTCCGAAATTGGAGGTAGGAAACTGGGTCACTGGAATCTATATCAATGGAGATAAAAATAAACCACTAATTCTTGCTTCTATTGGTCACGTTGCTGGTTCAACTGTTGAAAGAAACGAAGATCCAAATCCAGGAAGTAGTGAAAAAGATTTAACAACCTATACTTCATCAAAAACTGACCCATACACAGATCTTCCAGACACATATGAATCGGAAGGTTCAACTAAAGTAGGAGAAAGGGGTGCGGTAGCAGACAGTAGTGCAACTTCAATCACCTCACAAACAAAAGCATTCTATGGTGATAACACAGGAACAAACCCAGGTGGTTATAATTTCTGTGTTTCTATTGCTGATCCAACATGTGGAGCAGAAAACGATCTCAAGGGAGAGATGACAAGAATTCTTGGTGAAATGCTAGCAGCAAACCAGAGTTCTAATGGTCAGATTGGTGACTACCTTGTCGGTCAAGCAATGGGTGAGGTATATGACATCATTGATGGATCTAGAAGATTTATTAATAAGATACTCAAAGTAGTTAAAACTTTGTGGTCTAGAGTAAAGGGTGAGATTGTCA